CATTTTACACAGACCTTGGAGATGCCATGATGCGTTTTGCATGCACACCAACATTTGCATCAGATGCATTTTTTAAACAAAAAGATAAGTTAGAAAAATGTATGACATTAAGAAACCCAGTTGATAACTTTAGAAGGTTTGATGAATCATTTAAGCCTGATCCAGAAAAAATATATTATATTCATGCTGACCTTGCACAAAAACACGATAAATGCGCTGTAGCAATTGCTCACGTAGACAAGTGGGTAAACATTCAGGTTATTAAAGATTATCAGCAGGTAGCGCCAATGGTTATTGTTGATGCAGTTGCTTGGTGGGAACCGAAAGCAGAGGGTCCAGTTAATTTATCAGAAGTAAAACAATGGATCATTAATTTACGCAGACAAGGATTTAATATTGGAGTTGTTTCATTTGACCGTTGGCAGTCATTTGATATTCAACAGGAACTAAAAGCGGTAGGTATAAAAACGGATACCGTTTCTGTTGCCAAGAAACACTATGAAGACTTAGCAATGATGATATATGAAGAGAGAGTTGCAATACCAAGAATTCCTTTGTTACTGGAAGAAATGTCAGAACTCAAAATTATGAAAAATACCAGAGTTGACCATCCACGTAAAAAATCTAAGGACCTAGCAGATGCTGTATGTGGCGCTGTTTTTGGAGCAATATCACACACACCTAAAGATTCTAACCATGAGATTGAGATTCACACTTGGTCTACCTCTACGCGACTTGCAGAGAAACAGAAGGCTATGGTAGAATTAGACAACAGGGAAATGCCTAATGATGTTAGAGATTTTCTTGACAAATTAAATATAATATAAAACTAACGAGGAGAATAATGAATTCATTTAAAAAAATCGCTTTAGTTATGGCTGCAGCCGTAACAAGCACATTTTTTGTTGCAATTCCACAGGCGCAGGCAGCAGTAAGTGCTGGGTATGTATTATCCGACACTCTGGCTAGCGGTGCTCGTGGTGTAACAGTATTAGCAGACACAACTAAAGCAGAGGCTGGAGTTAATGCAGTAGTTGTATTAACAACTTCAGACACTTTGGCTTCTACAGCAGACGATAACGTTTCTCTAGAAATTTCTGGTCCTGCAACATTTACTGATTACACAGCAGCAGGATCAAACCCTACAGGTGCAACACTTACCAATCTAGGTAAATTATTTACATTTACGGCTACAACCTCAACAGCGGTTACATTGCCAACAAATGTTAAGTTAACTGTTAATGGTGCAGGCACTGTAACGGTAACACAAAAGAAAAAAGTTGGCGCAACAGTTTCTACTATTGATATTAAAACTATCTATGCTGGAACAACTGCTAAGACAAATATTTTTTCTGTAGCAAACAGTTTCGGACGTGTTCAAGATACAGCAACAGCAGGAACTCTTGCTTCTAGCACAGACGTTGCTGGTTCAACAACAGTTGTTAATGATGGAACTGGATATGTAAACGTACTTGCAAAAGACGCATACGATGCCACTCTCTCAACAAATGGTGTTCTACAGGCATCTGCTACAGGTGGAGCAGTTGTTGCATGGGACGGTGCTCCAAGCACTCAAGTTTCATTTGGCGCTAAGACTGGTGTTGGTGGAGTTCTCCACGTAAAGCAGGGTACTGCTAATGCAAACAAGCCAGTGTCAACAACAATTACAATTTCATTTAATGGAACAGTATTAACAACTAAGTCAATTACATTTACTGGACAGGCTGCATCTATTGTAGTTTCTGGTGAAGACATTGCACAGGCTGGTGGAGCACGTACAGGCACCTATGACTTCGTAGTCAAGGATGCTGCTGGTAATCAATTGGCTGGAGTTACTCCAACTGCTGATACCACAAAGTATAGCGCACAGGTAACTGCTGTTTCTGTTGCTGGAGCATCATCTGCTACAGCAGTACAAACTGGTGGTTGGACATGCGCTGCTACATCAGGATCAACAAATGTACGCATTCAACATACACTTTCAGATCTAACAGTAATCTACTCAAATGAGTTTGATGCACGTTGTGGTCAAGGTGTTAATAAGTACACAGCAAAGTTTGATAAGGAATCATACCTTCCAGGCGAAATTGCTAAGTTAACTGTATCTGCAACTGATATTTCAGGTGCTAAGGTACATGATGCAGCAACACTTGGAACAGGAGTAGCAATTTCTGCTGGTGGAATGACACTAGTAGGAACAGCAACTTCAGCAGACACATTTGCAAACGGATCAAAAACTTATCAGTTCACCGTTGGTAACAATACTGGAGCATACAATGCAGTAGTTGATCTACCTGCATACGTAGCAACAGATTCTGCTAAAGTAGTTTCTTATAAGGTTGCTCCAAGCACAGCAGAGGTTTCCAATGCTGAAATCTTGAAGTCAATCGTTGCACTTATTGCAACAATCAACAAGCAAATTGCAGCACTACAGAAATTAATCCTTTCAAGGAAGTAATTTCTTAATAAAATTAGAGGGTAGATTAATTTCTACCCTCTTTTTTTATGATTAAAAATGGTATAATTACTAATATAGTTATACATTGGAGATGCCCCTTAATTGAGTAAACTAAAACGAAGACTATTAATAGCCTTTGGGGTAGGTTTATGCGTAACAATTTTTGGAATAATGGCACCAGACCATGCTGGCGCTACAGAAAATCAAGAACAAGTTGTTGTAAGTCCTGCTCAACAAGCAGTTAACTCTGCCCTTTCTACTGCTACAACAGAGGTCCAGCAAGCGATTACAGCCACAAACAACGCCTTAGTAGAGGTAACACAAGCACAAACCGAATATTCCCAAGCCCAAGGTGTTACAGCAGAGGTAGCCACAAAAATATCTTTGGCTAATACAGAAATAAATAATGTTCAAACTTCTATTAATAGTATTAGCAGTGTTGATTTATCTGTTACCCCAATAGATCAAAGTTCTCAGGTAGTTCAAGATGCAAAGGCTACAGTAACTGTTGCAACTACCGCCATAAATAATATAACAACACAAATAACAGAGGCTCAGACAGCAATATCTGAAGCCGTAGTTGCAAAAACAGAAGCAGTTACAGCACAAGCAACTGCACAAACCGAATTAACTCAAGCAAACCTTGCTATTGATGCTGCTCAAACAGCAGTCAATAATTTACAAGCCACTATTGGAACTAGCACAAATGTTTTGGCTGGAGTAGATGATGCTGGTGTTCAAATGAATCTTCCGTTCGGAATGCAAATGGGTGGAACTGTTTATAATAATGTATTTGTTGGATCAAATGCAACGATAACATTTGGAACAAATGAAGGATGGGTTTATCATACAACTCCAGGCGCACCTTCTGTATCTATTGCTGGATGGGACTGGACTACTTGGAGCACAGGAACTGGAATTACATATGCGACTACTGGAACAAGTTTAGATATTGCTTGGGACTTAAGGCCTTTCCCGCAACAAGATGCTTCTACACAAATGGTTCAAATTAGATTTAATGCTGATGTTAATCCAAATGACGGGGCATGGATGGCAAGTGTAACTGCTAATGGACCAATACCAGATCAAGCAAGATTTAATGTTAGAGAAACAACCAACGGTGCACTTATTCCAATTACAGATACTAATGTTGGAGCAGGTTTTGCTGGACAAATAAGTCAAGGTGCAGCATTTACTCCGTATGTAGACTCAAATACAGAAACAGTTCAGGCAGCGGTTGACTCAGCAAATGCAACTATTGCACAATTAAACTCAAGCCTTACTCCAGTAGTTGCTCAAAATACTACAAACACATCTAATATAAATGCTATTAATACTACATCTTTAACCAATACGGTAAACTCAGCGGTATCAACAAAGATATCTCTTGAGTCATCATTAAACACTAAATCAAGTCAACTAGTTACTGCAATTAATAACAACATTCCAACCCCTGCCCCAATAATTTCAACTCCAATTGTTGCAGGGACTACTGCAACCATTACACCATCCTTACCTCAAGGATATACAGCAAACACTTGGTTTTATCAAGTAATAACAGAAGATCCTGATGCAGAAAATCCATATGAAGGACAAACATTAAATACTGACGGTGCTCCTGCATCTATTCAGTTAAGTGGTTTAACAGAGGGCGCTACTTATACTGTTAGAGTTGCTAACTGGTCTGGACCTGTAAGTCAATATACTGATACTGTTATTTCTGTACCAGCACCGCAAGGTGCAAACTTAAATGGTGGCGGAGCAATTCAACCTCCACCTGCACCTGCTGAAGAACCTCCAATGGTAGAACCTGAGCCTCCTGTTGTAGTTGAAGAACCGCCAGCAGTTGAACCTGAACCTCCTGTAGTTGAAGAACCTCCTATTGTAGTTGAAGAACCACCTGCCGTAGAACTTGAACCACCTACCGAAGAACCTAAACCCCCTGCTATTGAAGAATTACCACCACTAACTGTTGAAGAAATTATTTCAGTT